TACTTCGGAAATGATTGCACTGCAGAACTTCTTTGACAAAGCCACTGACGATCAGATGCGCGAAATTGCTCAAATGTTTAACGAGTCTCGTAGCCTATCAGCCTCACGTGCTGCTAGGGCTTTTGCTGTTGGTCAGAAAGTTAGCTGGGTCGGAAGACGTGGTCAAATGGAAGGAACTGTAGTAAAGGTTCTTAAAAAGAATGTTCGTGTTAAAACTGAAGCAGATGGCGTTTGGAACGTTACCGCTTCAATGCTAAAAGCTGCTTAAGGAGATATGTAATGGCACATATGGTAGAAACAATGGCGTATGCCGGTCAAGTTCCGTGGCATGGATTAGGTGTTCCGGTCTCTAACGATCTTACACCAAACCAAATGATGGTTAAAGCTGGAGTGGACTGGAAAGTCCAAGAGGTTGATACCTTCGTACGATTCAACAACCAAGAAATGGCTACTGGCCAAAAAGCTTTGGTTCGCGAAACAGATGGTCGTATTCTAACGACTGTTGGTGAAAACTGGAATCCAGTACAAAATGAAGATGCATTCAACTTCTTCTCTGAGTATTGTATGTCTGGTGATATGGAGATGCATACTGCTGGATCGTTGAAAGATGGTCAAATGGTATGGGCACTTGCCAAAGTCAAAGATTCATTTGAGATTTTTGGTGGCGATCGTGTTGATTCATATCTTCTCTTCTCAAACCCACATCAATATGGTAAAGCAATCGATGTTCGATTTACTCCAATCCGTGTGGTTTGCAATAACACTTTGTCTCTTTCACTTGAGACTAAGTCTGAAAAGTCTGTCAAGGTTGGACACCGTGTACAGTTCGATGCTTATCAAGTTAAGAAAGCATTAGGAATTGCTTCACAAAAGCTTGACACTTACAAAGAAATGGCTGAGTTCCTTGGTTCAAAGAAATGTTCTCCGGACTCATACATTGAGTATCTCAATACAGTCTTCCCACGTACTGCTGACAAGCGTGTACAAGGAATGGCTATGAGTAAAGATACTCTATCACGCAATGCTCGTCAATCGTTTGACGTTCTACAATCTCAGCCGGGTGCACAATTTGCCGAAGGTTCTTGGTGGCAGGCATTTAATTCTGTCACGTACATTACTGATCATGTTCAAGGTCGTAATGAAGACAATCGTTTGTACTCTTCTTGGTTTGGTGGAAACCAGCTACGTAAGAAGAATGCACTCCAATCTGCTATTAAATTCGCTGAAGCTGCTTAAGGAAAGAGAAAATGAAAAGCACTTATTACACTATGGGGCTAGTCCTAATTGGAGGATTGGCATTGACTGGATGCGGTATGGCATCTAAAACAAAAATGATAGAGATCATTCAGGCTGAAAAAGCATCAGAGATTCCTGAATGGTATGTTGATTTGCCTAAAGACGAAGAGAATTCGATACACGGTGCTGGCACTGGACTATCTTCTGATCTTCAGTTCTCAATGGACAAAGCAATGCATCAAGCCAAAGTTACTCTAGGCGACAAGATCAACAACAAAGTTTCCATGGAAATGAAAACATACATTGCTGATAATTCTGCCACTGGCTTTGGTATGGCTGTTGAAGAGACTCAAAAGGTTTCTAAGTCAGGCTTCAAAGGAGTTGATGTTTCAGAGTACGTGGTGATTGACAAAGCCGTACGGCTTGAAGGCATGAGCTACAGAACTTATGTTCTATTGGCTGTTGATCCAAGTGGTCGTAAGAATACACAGCCACAGGTATCTCAAGCAGATATCGATAAGGCTCAGCAGTCTGCACGTGAATCATTGAATGCTCTTGACTAATGGCACAGTTAGCTATAATCTTAGCATTCATTTGGTTCGGTATGAGTTGGTTGGTTAATAGTGTACCACCTTCTCAGCAGGCTCAGTGCCAATGTGAAACGTTACCAGAAAACTATACTGTCATTGAAACAGACGAGACAGTAACTTGTATTAACAACGAACGTGATAGAGAAATCACACGTGTCATTAGAACATCACAGGTGGAAAGATGAAAAAAACATTAGTAGGATCAATCTTATTTCTCGCCAGTTGCAGTCCTGCAATTGCCGAAACAACTCAAGATCACTATAAAGAAGTGATTCTTAAAAAGCCATATACGGTTGAAGTGTGTATGGATACAGGAGGTGGTGGTAACGGTAAGTCCGAAATCCAAAACTTTCTTGAAGGTGCCGTCATTGGTGGAGCCCTTGGTAATAACATTCCGGGTGAACAAGGAGGCGGAGCTATTGGTGCGTTTCTTGGTGGTGTGCTAAACACAGAGAGAAACAAAGCACCAGCTGGACCACGTTGCAAGACTGAAACTCGGTATGAAGAACAACGCCAAACAATCTATTCCCATTCAACTGTAACCTTCATGCATGAAGGTGTTCAACGCACATTGAGGTTTAACAAATGAAAGCACATCGTTCAGACATTTTAGGTGAGTGGGCTCGTGAGAACGGGTTTGAAAACATTGCTCGTAACCACCATCCACAAGAAGTAGAACGTCGACGTCAACAAGCAATTAAAAATAGTAATGCTAAAAGACGTGAGTATGATAACAAAGGAAAGCACCGCTAGGGTGCTTTTCTAGTATAAATAGCTTTACTAACTTATTTAGGGATTCGATTATGTTTCGTTTCAAAGAATACTTAGAGGAAGCTATGGAACCAAGAGACCTTAGTATCTCTGACCTTCGTAAAGATGAAGGTCGAGTCAGCATGTTTATCAACAAAGTTCGTGATGGTGAAAAGTTTGCAACTAAGAAAGCTGGGTTTGAAGTAATTATTGATAAAGATCAACTTGATTCAGTTACAGCTTTTATGAAAGCTGACAATGGATTTCCTGCTGTACGCACTAAACTTACAGTTAAAACAAACAAAGGCGATCTTACTGTACCAAATGACTTTCTTAAGACTGGTGAGTTTGGTGGTAGAGGAAAAGGCTCAGGTGTTGCTGCTGAAACTCTAGCTATGAATGATTTTAATGTTAAGCTAAATGCTGTCCTTAAGAAAGAACGTGATAACTATATCAATTTGCTTATTAACGGAAGAGTTGTAAAAGTTGCTGAGATGCAAAAGACTGAAGGTAGTTACAAAGGTAAAGAACCAAAGTCTGACATGTCTTTAGTTGATCCTGCAGGAAAGCCAGTAGCGTTTATTTCGCACAAAGCTGGAAGAACTGCAAAAGACTATCAGCAATACGGTGGAATTTCTGATAAGGCTTTACCACAAAAGTTTAAAAACAACAAAGAAATTAAAAAGTTTATGCAAGATGTTATTTCTCAAAGGCCAGATGGTTTGCAGTCAGGCGACTCTTTCTATCGTCCAATTAGAGACAAAACTCTCGTTGGCATGTCAATGTATGGACCTGAATATGGTAGTAGGCCAAGCATTAGTAATGTTGATGAGTTTCACTTAGGTAACATGGATCTTAAAAAAGCAGGTGATAATTATAAAATTACGTCAGTTCACAAAGGATCTAATGGTGATATGCCAACCGGTCAATTTACAGCAGTATTGTTTGCTCGGTTTCAAAATAAAAGAGGCGATGCTAAAGCAGCAGGCGAAGTTCTTAAGAATGCTCGAGTTGGAATATTTCCAATGGCAAAAACATCTAGTACGTCAAAGAAAATCTAATGCTACAATTTGATTCATTTATTACTGAACAGAAGAATACACACATGACTCATATCGAAGACAAGGTTGTCTACGGTGGTGTCAATGGTGCGCGTGAAGCTATCATGGCTCTTAGATCTCTTCGTGATATGTTGTCAGGCGAAAAAGATGGTAACGTATCTTTGAAATGGGATGGAGCACCAGCAATCTTTGCTGGCATGGATCCATCTGATGGTAAGTTCTTTGTGGCTAAGAAAGGTATCTTCAATAAGAACCCGATGGTCTATAAGACACCAAAGGAAGTTGACGCTGATACAAAGGGTGATCTCAATAAAAAGCTAAAGCTGGCACTTAAATACTTGCCTGAGCTTGGTATCAAAGGAGTAATTCAAGGTGATTTCGTGTTTGGCCCGGGCGATGTTAAAACATCTAGAATCAAAGGAAAGTCCTATACTACGTTTCACCCCAATACGATTGTTTATGCAATACCGGCTGGCACGGAAATGGCCAAGCAAGTTAAGGCAGCAAAGATTGGAATTGTATGGCATACGAGCTACTCAGGACGATCATTCGAAACAATGAGAGCATCATATAACTACGATGCAAGTAAACTGAAATCGTCTAGAAATGTATGGTACCAAGACGCTAAACTGAAAGACGCCACTGCAGCTACAATGTCAGCCGACGAAACAAAAGAAGTTAATAACCATTTAAGCGATGCTGGACGTACTTTCAATAAGATTGCTGGTAGTGCTTTACGCCAACTAGAATCAAATGCAATGTTGGCTCAACATATTGAAACACACGCTAATTCATTTGTAAGAGCAGGTCAATTACCACCTGATCCAGCTAAACGTGTTGCTGATTTGATCGGATGGATTGAGAATAAATACAAAAAGGAAATAGATAAGCGTTCATCTGATAAAGGTAAAGCAACTCAACAAAAGAAATTAGATGACATTCTAGAATTCTTTTCAAAAGAAAATAAAACAAGTCTAGAAATGATATTCGAATTGCAAAGATCGATCGTTTTAGCGAAACTAAAACTTATAAATAGATTAAACAAAATATCAAATATTGGTTCATTTTTGAAAACAAAGAAAGGTTATCGTACAACAGGACAGGAAGGTTATGTTGCAATCGATAAACTAGGCGGTGATGCAGTGAAAATTGTTGATCGTATGGAATTCTCATACGCCAACTTTTCACCCGATATATTAAAAGGATGGGACACGCCCGGGAGAAGTTAAATGGCACTATTGTCATTCAAAGATCTGTTAGCTAACCCTGATGCATATGCAGGGTACGACGATCAATTGAAGTATCGTAAACAAAAGAATAAACGGATGGGCTACGAAGCAGTAGAACCAGCCGAAGAAGAACTCTCTATCTCAGGTCGGCGCAAACTCGCAAGAGGAATGAAGCGTCGCAAATCCATGTTAAAAAGATCTCGCAAGCGTGCGATGAAACGTATGGCCACTAAGGACGTACTACAAAAACGTGCACGTCGTTCTGCTCGAGCTGCTGCTGCAAAGGTACTTACTAAAGGTAAGGATAAAGGTAGTTTATCAGTCGCACAGAAGAAATCAGTTGAAAAGCGATTAGGCCAATCCGGTTGGCAACAAAGGATTAAGGTGTTGAATAAGAGGTTGATGCCTCAGAAGCGCCGTGATGAGATATCGAGAAAAAGATGATTCCAAGTTTTAAGAATTTCTTAGTTGAAGAAGAAAAGGTTGTTTATTTTACGTTTGGTAGAATGAATCCACCTACAATTGGTCATGAGAAAGTTTTAAATAAGCTATCATCTGCGTCTAAATCTAATCCATATAGAGTCTATTTGTCACAATCACAAGATGCTAAAAAGAATCCACTATCATATAATTCAAAAGTGAAGCACTCTCGAAAGATGTTTCCAAAGCATGCTCGTTCAATTATGCTTGATAAGAAACTTAAGAATGTATTTGACATAGCAACTAAGCTATATGATGAAGGATTTAAGAAAATAGTAATGGTTGCTGGCTCTGATAGAGTTAACGAATTTGATATACTATTGAACAAGTATAATGGTAAGAAGGGTAAACATGGATTCTATAACTTCCAGAACGTGGATGTTGTATCTGCTGGCGAACGTGACCCAGATGCAGACGGTGCATCCGGTATGTCTGCCACTAAAATGCGTAAAGCTGCCAGCGACAACGACTTCCCTATGTTTGCACAAGGTTTACCCAAAGCAATAAAGAATAATGACGCTAAATCTATATACAACGATGTCCGTAAAGGCATGGGCCTTAAAGAACAAAAAGAATTTAAGAACCACGTTCAACTTGATTCTGTTTCAGACGTACGAGAAAGCTTTGTAGAAGGCATGTTCCAAGCTGGCGATCAGGTTGTTATTAAAGAAACAGACATGATTGCCACGGTAGTACGTCGTGGATCTAATTACTTGATTGTAGAGTCTAATGGCCAGCAAATGCGTAAGTGGCTTGAGGCTGTCGAAATGATTGAAGCTCGTCAAGATCCAGATATTAAAGATCGTAAGGGTGCTCAGCCTGCTGGATACCATACCGGTCTATCTAAATCAACTAAAGTAAAACGTGATGCTCACTTTAAGAAATATGGCAAGAAGCCTGATGATCAAGATTCAGCTTATAAGCCAGCCCCGGGTGATGCTACAGCTAAGACAAAACCAAGTAAACATACCAAGAAATTTAAAGCAATGTTCGGAGACGACTAATGGCAAAGTATAGAGTTGAAGTTGATGGGGAAGGCGTACAAACTGTTGATGCCCGTACCGAAAAAGAAGCAAAGGCTAAAGCTTTTCGTAAGCTAGGCATTAAGTCTATGCTCAAAGTCAAGACTTTAGCACCTAAAACTAAAATCACAAGAGAAGCAATGAAATTTAAAGACTATGTTTCAATTGATGAGAATGCCACAGCTGGCTTGAAGAAGAAAGCTGAAAAGTCTGGCATGCCATTAGGTGTTCTTCGTAAAGTTTATAATCGTGGAGTGGCCGCATGGAAAACAGGCCACAGACCAGGGACAACACCACAACAATGGGGTTTTGCTCGAGTCAATTCATTTGTAACAAAATCATCAGGTACATGGGGCAAGGCTGATAAAGACCTTGCTGCAAAGGTAAGAGGAAGTTAAGATGCCATTATCAGTTAAAGACGGTATGGGCGCATGGATAGACGATTTTGCAAAGTCCGATGCTCCACAGTTCAAAGGTAAGAATAAAGAAGAGCGCCGTGATATGGCGATCGCTGCTTATCTTACAGCAAAGCGTGGACCTGAAAAAGAAGAAAAGGTTCGTGTTGAAGCGCAGACTGCTAAGCAAAAAGCCGATATGGCTCGAGCCATGGCCGCATTTAAGAAGCGTGGTGGTAAAGTCAAAAAGGTAGCTCCGGGTAGAGCTCAAGGTGCTCATGGTAAAGACGATCTTGGTACTGGCATGATGGGTATGCTTAATAAAGGCGATACCAGCAGATTTAAGACTCGTAAGAAAGTCCGGTCTATGGAAAGCGTTATCTACGAAGCCATTGATCCAAAGATGCGTAAAGTAAAACAATTAGGCACCCTTGGTCTTGTAGGTAAGGCTGATGTAAATAAGCTGATGATGGCCATGAAATCTATGGACGCTGGTAAAGAAGTTCCAAAGAACCAGCGTAAAATTATCTTTGATGCGTTTGGTAGCTTGATTGACTTGGTAACAGGTGATACCGCTGTATTTCAAAAGGCTAAAAAGTCTGTAAAAGAAGATATTCAAGAAGATGGCCACACTGATGTAGCATCTGCAATGACTAATGTAAAAGTTGCAATGGCTGCTCTCAGCAAAATGTCTGGTGAACTTGCTAAACTTAAGCCAGAAGATTCACTTCCTTCATGGTGGACTAATAAAGTTGCAATCGCAGTTGATAAACTAGATGGCATGGCTGATTACCTTGATACGAAGGTAGAGCAAAATGAAGAAATGAAGATTGACTTTGGTACGCCTGAGTCAACCAAAGCTTATAAGAAAGCAACTCCCGGTCAGCATGAAGCAAGGGCAGTCGATACAAAAGCTATGTCGGCATACATGAAATACGCTAAGGCTAAAAAGGTAGATGATGATAGCATCCGCATGGCATTTGACAATCCTAATCATCCGGAATCAAAGCGCATGATGAAGAATAAGAGTTTTGCAACAGCATTTAAAATGTACAACGCATCAATCAAATGAAAAAATTCAAAGAATTCGAAGAAGGTTCAGAGACTTGGGCAAAAGGATTTAAGCGTCGCGTCGTAAAAACCACAAAACCTGAGCATAAAGAAAAAGGTTTTAAGTGGAGGATCAAAGGTAAAGACAGGCCTGAGATCTCTATTAAGTTGTATAAATCCAAACCTAATCAAGCCGAATTTAATAAGCAAATGAAAAGGGTTGCAGGCCATGAGTTTGGATAAATTCAAAACACACAGAGAAGACTGTATCGATAATATATGCGAAAGCATGTATGACGATCTTGTCATTGAAGAGTCTGAATATAAAGGTCGTAAAGTAAAGCTGAACGATCCTATTCGTACTTCAGAGAATCCTGATAAGAAATTCAAGGTTTATGTGAAAAACGCAAAAGGTAAAGTTGTAGTCGTAAGATTCGGTGATCCTAACATGGGTATTAATCGTGATGATGCTAAAGCAAGAAAGTCATTTCGTGCTAGGCACAACTGTGATCAGAAAAAAGATAAGACAACAGCAGGTTATTGGTCATGTTATCAATGGCGTGCTGGTGCAAAAGTAGACAGTTGAAAGTAGAGCAAAGAGTCACGATGGCAACTACACAACAGCGGCTTGACCGCATTGAAGAGAAGATTGATAAGCTTGCAGAAGCAATGATCTCTTTAGCCCGGGCTGAAGAGAAGATAGCAGCAATTGCTGACATGCATGGCCATCAAACTGAGAGATTAAATAAATTATCGGGTAAGATAGACGATATTGCGGCACAGGCCGCGGACAATACTAGGACGGTCCAATTAATAAACAAACTGTTCTGGGTAGTAGTGGCGGCATGTAGTGCTGCTGTTGCTAGTAACATCTGGATGTAGGAGTAAAACAGATGAACAATAAAATGATAGATGGTGTCCGGGCCGCACTAGACGAAA